GCGATAAGTAATCCAATTATAACTCCAAGAGCAAAAGCAATTATTGAAAATAGAAAAATCATTTTATGAAAGTAAAAGTAGGATAAGTCCAAATATAAAAGCTGGCGTAGAAGCGTCAAAGAATCCAAAGCACATTAGTAATATTGCGATGAGTATCATATTATGTAGTGAGTATATTATACTAGGCGTACGATTAAAAGCAAGATGACTTTATCCACAAGTTATTAGACTTTTGAAACTTGCGTATGAAAAAAGAAGGTATATAATTATCTATGTCGAACTTTTATAAAAATAGTCTTGCGCTTTTTGCTTACTAGCCTACTACTTCATACTCGCAAGGCGTGGAGTGGTAGATTAGTAAGCAAAGAGACAAAAAAATAATATGGCAAATAGACGAATGTTCTCAATGAAGATAGTTGATACTGATGCATTTTTAGATATGCCTCAAAGTTGTCAGCTTCTTTATTATAGTTTAGCTATGAGAGCTGATGATGATGGTTTTATATCTAACCCAAAAAAGATAATGCGTATGTTAGGTTCACAAGATGATGATTATAAGATTTTAATAGCCAAAAAGTTTATAGTTCAGTTTGAGAGTGGAGTTTGTGTCATAAAGCATTGGCTTATCCATAATTTGATAAGATCGGATAGATATACACCTACTCAATACACAAAAGAAAAGTCAATGCTGTTAATTGATGAAAAAACTAGAAAATACAGCTTAAATAAAGGAATCTCTAAAGATGTCATACCAAAAGACAACCAAGTGTAACCCCAGTATAGGTTAGTATAGGTTAGTATAGGTTAGGTTAGGATATATAATACAAACACAAGTAGTTAGCCATATTTTAACAAATACATGAAATCAATCGCAGAACTCATAAAATTACCAGAACAACTACTGTCAGAAAAACGACCTTTGAGAGAGCGTTCTATGCTTTTAAACGATATTTACGAGCTATATTCGTCTTTACAAGATAAGAAACTAAGACACATATACAACATTGAAAATTACAAGAAATGGCTAAGAAACAAACGGATCAAACATTCACCAACTAACTGGGAACTATTCAGAAAAAGCTCAAACTATGTAAAAACGATTGATATAGGAAGTTTTGCAATAAGATTAGCTCATTTGAAAAAGCCAGAGGATTTATATTTTTTGTTGTCGGTGGCAAAAGATAAATATCGAAGAGGTGAGCCAGTCGGAGCTTATATATTTTATTCGACTAAAAAACAAAAATAAGAATGGCAAAATCACAAGTACAATTCACGAAAGACAATGAATACTACACACCGAAGTCATTTGTAGATAGATTCGGTAAGTTTGATTATGATCCAGCGACTACTAAAGAAAAAGCTATGGAGTTTGGTGTACCTAATTTTGATACGGTTGAAACTGATGGACTTTCAAAAGACTGGTCGCAATACAAACGGATATGGATAAATCCACCATTCACAAGGAAACATGAGTTTCTTGCAAAGGCATGGTTTACCTATCTGAAATCAAAAAATGAAATATACATATTATTTCCGATTGAATTTATGACTACTGCCAGATTCCATAATGCTATCGGGGGGGGCAAAATCTTCATTCCTAACGGAAGAATCAATTTTGAAAGTGGACTTGGAAAGAAAGGAAAATCCCCTGCTTTTGGAAGTGTTGTAATGAAACTACAAGATACATTTGAAATAGAGTTGATAAATAAGTAATTGACATTTTATAAATTCAGCGTTAAACTAGCCTTAATATGCCTACCAAACCAAAATGGATAGAAAAAGTAAAAAAGAATATTATCAAACACAATAATTCTCTTACACCAGAAGAGCGTGTAAAAAGTGCTTCAAAAGCTGGCAAGGCTTCATGGGCTAAATTAACTATTGAACAAAAGGCGGATCGTCTAAGGAAAATGCGTGCTGGAAGAAAATGATAATACTTGTTGAAAATGCTAAAAAAGGAATGAAAGTATTTATGGGAATAGGTACTGAAACTATACTAAAAATAATCCGTACACAAGGAAGATTGAAAGGAATCAATGATGACCAGATTCTATATCATGTATATATGACAAGTGGTTATAAACTGGCTAAAAGTAAAGGTGAAAGGCTTGATGTTATGGTTGTGGATAAGTAGCGTTTGACAGGCGTATATCCATTTGCTAATATATCTATATGGGTCGATACATTACAAACATAACAAGCCCGTTCCATTCTATCCCTTACTCCGATTCTTTGAATACTGTACAAAGCCTAAATATCGGTGGGCTTGGGGATAGAATAGAGCCAAAGTAATTATGTCAAAAAAGCAAGTAAAAATGATCGAGGAAGTGTTCCTCTCGGAGGATATTCCAGAGCAACCATTCCTAGATATGCGAGAGATACAAGAAGAAGAAACTAGAATTGAGAAAGAAGAAAGATTAAAAAAGTTTATGAATTGGATCAGCAGTAAGAAAATGGCGAGAGCATAGAGTACCTACCCAGATTACTAGACTATTAAAAATCTATTAATCTAAAAATTATGAAATTATTTCACTCAAATCAGCACACTTATAACTTAGCAGAACGTCTTAACAGATTCGTTATCAAATGGATTAAACGAATTACACTTGTGACTTTACTAGCATGGGCATTAGTTGGAGCATTGAAAATTGGACAGCACTTATTTCCTCAAACTGTTTATGCAGAGAAAGAAGTACAAGTACCAGTAGAAACTTCAATACCAGTTCTAGATCGTATCATTCAATGTGAATCAGGCGGTCAACAATATGGTAAAGATGGACAGATATTAGTAAACATCAATGTTCAACAAGACGGCACAAAATCTATTGATGTAGGAGTTGGTCAAGTGAATGTTACAGCTTGGGGTTCATTAGCAACGAAACTTGGTTACGACCTTACAAAAGAAAAAGATAACAAGGCATTTACAAAATACTTGTTTCTAAATAAAGGTTCTGAACCTTGGTATTCAAGTAAAAAATGTTGGAATAAATAGCATGAATACAAAAGATTGTTGGTCATTACAAAAAACAAATATGAAATACACACATTTCTCAGATGAAATACAGAGAGGTTCTAGAGAAGATCATGACGCTTTCGGTACATTCTTCTCATTCGTATTATCAATCGTACTTATTGGAATACTTACGCTAGTCGCAGTAAATGTATTTCACTTTAATAGTTTAATTAATTCATTATAATTTATGACAAAAGAAATTGCAGTAAATAAAGAAGCGACAGAAGTAGAGAGCCTAATAGGTCAAGCAATATCAAAGGGTGCTTCTATTGAGACACTCGAAAAGCTCCTTGCTATGCGTAAGGAATTGAAAGCAGAACAAGCTAGAGAGGCATATACAGATGCTATAGCTACATTCCAGTCAGAATGTCCTGTAATCAAAAAAGTTAAGTCAGTAATGAACAAAGACGGAAAGTCTATTCGTTACAAATATGCTCCTCTTGATTCAATCGTCTCACAAGTACAAAAGCCACTTGCAAGTGCAGGATTATCTTACTCATTTGATGAAAGGAAAGATGATAAGACTATTACTGCTATTTGTAAGATTACTCACAAGCTCGGTCATTCAGAAATTAGTTCATTCCAAATACCTATTGGTGCAGAGGAATACATGTCTGATCCACAAAAGCATGGTGCTCGTATCACGTTTGCAAAGCGTTATGCCTTTTGTAATGCACTTGGTATTTTGACAGGAGATGAGGATACAGATGCAGAAGACAAAAAATCTAACGAAAAATTGGATTCTCTTAGAGAAAAAGTATTACAGATATCAACGATTGATGCTCTAAAAAAGTTCTATGAAGAAAATAAGGGTGCAGGAAAGGAGTTTGCAAAAATGGTAACTGAACAGAAAAAGTTTATCCTTGAAGCTGATAAAGAATAACATGAAGATTCATCAAGTAGAACAAGGTACTCCTGAATGGCACGCACTACGCCTACAGTACCCTTTAACTGCTAGCAATGCTCAAAGTATAGGTAATCAAGGTAAGGGTCTTGAAACCCTCGTAATGGAGAAAATGGCTCAAAAATACAGTAGTGCAATCATTGAGCAGTACACCAACAAAGACTTAGAACGTGGTATTGAGCTTGAACCACAGGCACGAAGCCTATACGAACTTGAGACAGGTAATACTGTTGAAGTTGTAGGTTTTGTAACTAATCCTAGAATATCAAGTGTTGCAGGTTGTAGTCCTGATGGTGTAGTTCAACCTGATGGTCTTGTAGAGATAAAGTGCTTTGATGATACTAAACATTTTGAAATGACACTTGAAGAAGATTTCAAAATTGAAAGTAAATATATGTGGCAGATGCAAATGCAAATGCTTATATGTAATACAGCTTGGTGCGATTTCGTAGCCTATAACCCTAACTACAAAAAATCTTTACTTATCAAGCGTATCGGAGTTGATCTAGTTATGCGAGAGAAGATAAAGACAGGTCTAGCAATCGGAGAGAAACTTATTAACGATATTGAAGCTAAAATTAAATAAATACAATGACTTTTGAAGATTACATGCAAGAGATACACGCAAAGAATTACACTGGAACTGACGATAATATGCCAGACCATTATAACGAATGGCTTTCAGATCAAGGTGTTGATTACATAATGCAAGAAGCCCAAAAGTGGGGCGATACTCTAACAAACAAATAATATGACTACAGAGTTTATAATCAAGTTCGACTATACATTAGAGGCTTTACAAACAATGGCAAAGGAATCGGAGTATGTTGATATTACAAATCTTGATGCGGTGAAAGACGAATACAAGAAGTTTGTTAAAATACGCACAACAATCAAGAGACAGGAAAAGGAAATGGTAGACGGCGCAAATGATTTCCGCAGTAAAGTATTCGACAAGCGTAACGAGTACCTTGCAATCACTGAACCTGTTGAAAAGAAGTTTAAGGATATTCTTGATGCAGAGGAACAGAAGAAAATCATGGAAATCCGCAGATCACTTTTGGCAGGAAAGAAACAGTCGCTCGCTTCACTCGACATTTCACCAGTATCAGATGACTTCATCTTGACACTCGATGACACGCAGTGGGTTGCTTTCTTTCAAGAAAAGATTGCCGAAAATAGTGCAAACATAGCCCGTAAGGAAGTCGAAAAGAAGCGTGAGGCTGACCAAAAGGCACGAGAGGAACAGATAAAGAAAGAAATGGCTGAAAAGGCAGAGATAGAAAAGAAACAGGCTCTAGCTAAGGCAGAGAAAGACAAGGCTGACGCTATCGCTAAAATAGAGCGTGAGGCAAAAGAAAAGGTCGAAAAGGAGAAGCGTGATAAGGAGTTATCTGAAAAGAAAGAAGCAGAGGCACAGGCAAAACTTGAGGCAAACAAAAAGTATCAGAAGTTTCTTGCAGACAACAATTACAACGAAAAAACTGATATAATTATAGAAACAAGTATCTATAGACTAGTAGCAACATTTAAGAAATAAATATGGATAAAATCTCAATAAAAATTGACGTATCGAAGATAGATAAATCAATGATAACTCATCGTACTTTTAAGACAAAAGACGGTAAGGAAGTTACTGTCAGAGAAATTGCACTTGATATAGTTCCAGTAAAAGAAGCAAAGTTACTCAAAGAAGGAGATACGTACCAATTATGGAAAACTCATTTTGTGACGATCCCACAGACAAAAGAGGAACGAGAAAATAAGATTAAATCACCAATACTTGGCGATGGTATTATGTTTAAGAATAAAGATGTACCACAAGGTGAATTATCTCCTGATATTAGTCCTGATGATATACCTTTCTAAAAACCATGTCTCACTTTGACGAAATAAAATCCAAGCTACAGCAATATCCTCTTGCAAGAGAACGCAAAAATAAAAACGTCTTTATTGCTCGATTACTTCTAAATAAGTTTTCATCTCGCTTACAAACTGGAATAGATGAAAAGCTCATGGAGGATATTATAGTTACTGGTGCAAGTTACGATAGAAACTTTAGACAGGTTTTACAGGAATGTCCTGAACTTCGTGGCTCGGATTATTCGGATAAGCAGTCGTTGGAAGAAGATAAAATGTTACAATTAGGCTATCAACCTAAAATTAAGGAGGATAAAATTATCAAAGATATAGCTAAGCCTTATAAAGACCATGAATGAAAAACAAGCATATAATACTTTAGTTGATCATTTTTCTCCACCAATAACATTATCATATGTTGTAGATGAAGAAGGTAGAATGTTAAGTTTCTTTGACTTTCATTCTCAAATGAATGATGAATGTAGGTTATATTTCCACGATACTTTTTCAACTCCAAGTAAAGAAATACGGTTGACAACTGATGATGTAAGAATGCTTGGTAAGTGGTAATGGCTCTTTTAGGGGTAAAGTTTCCGAAAGTTAATTGAATTTGCAGATTGTGCTGAAAGGGTAGTTAAATCTTGGAATAAATAAAATGACAAACGCAAAGAAAAAAGGAAATCATGGTGAGAACTTATTTGCTACTTTCTTGCGTTCACATGGATTTAAGGCTTTTAGAGATTCAGCAAGTGGCGGATCAACCCATAAATCAGATATAGTAAATGGATTAGATTATTCAATGGAAGTTAAGACTGTTAAAAAACTGAACCTAAAAGAATGTTGGAAGCAAGTTACACGAGATTCTTCTATAGCTCATAATTCACCATTACTTGCAATTCACCTAGATGGTATGCCTGAAAATGAGTGGATTATAGGATTACACTCAAACGATTGGGTAGAACTAGAAAAAACTGCTCGTCAAAAGCCTAAAATTGAGGATAACCGAGCAGAAACACACCAGTACGATAGGAATACCATATATGCCTTACAACAGCTTAAATCGCAAATAAACAGGGTTTCTAAATTACTTGAAGATGAAAACCAATAAATACAATCCTTCATATACCTCACAAGTCTTTCTCGGCAAAGTCGGTTTAGATGGAGTTACAAAAAAAGTAGCTTTAAATGCACCAAAACTATACCAACATTTCTTAAACGAACAGACTAAAGTCGGAGATGAAGTAGCTATGTATATTACAAGTAAAAGACCAAAAAGAAGTTTGTTACAAAATAATTACTATGCGTTGTATCTATCGCTAATTTCAACGGCTAGTGGTTATACACCAAAAGAATTACGTGCATGGGCAAAAGG